TACTGGCGTAGTAAAATTCCAATTGTTGTCTAGTCAAAACCCTGTGGCCCGATAATCCACAACTTTTTAAGGAGATTAGTATGAAGAGTCTAGGTAAAAAGCTGAAGGAATTCGGCCAACAAAATGGTTTGGCTAAAACCAAGCAGTTCTTTTCGGAATCTATTTCTAAAGGTGATGTTGCGGTAAATCGCATCTCCCTTAGAGGTCTTGCAGAAGGCATCATGGGTGACGATTGGGCCGAACAGCTTAATCGTTTCAATGGGCCTGAACGAACCTTTATGGAAGCGACTGAAGCAGTAGATGCTTCCAACTTTGCTGCCATCACTGGTCAGATTTTGATTACCACTGTTCAAGAAAAATACAAATTGGCATCATTCATTGGTGACCAACTTGTATCTACTATCCCTGCTGGTCAGAACCTTTCAACCGAGATTATTCCTTGGTTGTCTGATATCAGCCCTTCGCCAGAAGTGGTTCAACCCGGTATGCCTTATCCACAGACTCAGTTCTCTGGTAACTATGTACGACTTCCAGCCATTGAAAAGGTTGGTAGAATCTGTGCAATTACCGCAGAAATGATTTATTCGGATAAGACATCCCAAGCTTTGGCATCTGCCGAATCCGTAGGTACTTATTGCGGTCTAGTTCGTGAAGAGAGAATTCTTAACACGGTACTTGGCCTTACAGGTAACTATGTTTACGGTACTGCTGCTGGTGCAGAAGCGACTTTGAATACCTATTCAACGACCGCTCAAGCTGGTATGACATTTGGATTCATCAATAAGATCGCATCTTATTCGTTGAGTAACTTTGCTTCTATCAACACGCTAGAACAGTTGTTCTATCAGATGAAAGATCCAAATACTGGTAAGCCAATTGACATCTTTGGCCCCGGTATGCAGATGCTTGTGATGCCTTTCCAAAAGTACACTGCTTCTAGGATTCTCAATCCTCAGACAGTTACCAAGAATGGGCCATTCGCAACATCTGGTGATGTTGAACAGTTGGAAAGTCCTAATCCTCTGGATAACAACTATGGTCTTCTCACATCTGCTCATGCGAGAAACCTGTTGGTAACCAGCGGTATTGCTGCTGCAACTGCCGACAAGTATGTTTACTTGGGTAACTTCAAGAAAGCTTTCGTTTGGCGAGAAGCCAAGCCTATGGAAGTTGTTCAAGCTCCTGCGAATAATTGGGCCGAGTTCAATCAGGACATTGCAGTTGCCATCAAGGCTTCTTGGTGGGGTTCTGCTGGTGTTACTGATCCTCGCTATGTTGTTCAAGGACTCCCTGCTTAGTCCTTCCTACCCTGAGGTTGGGGGCCAGTTCTTGGCCCCTAGCTTTCTTTTTAAGAGGTGATCATGCCAACTCCATCCGAAAACCTCCTGACAATAAGAAACAACTATATAAACGCATTGGTAACGGACTCTGCTAGTCCTCAACCTTCTTATTCATGGGAAGGTGTTGCTGTTTCTAGGACAGAGTGGAGGCAGCAAACACTGCAACATATTACTCAATTGAATAAGTTGATGACCTATGTCAATCCTCAAACATTTAAAACACAATTCATGTAGGAGTACTAGATGCCTACGCTAAATTTGTCTCAGGAATACCATGTATTTGACAATCCTGAAGTACTTAATTTAAAAAACGTGGATAACACTACTGCAACCACAAGTTATGGATTTAGAAGGGCAATGACTCTTGCTTATACCGATCAAAGTGGTGTGGCTAAAATTGAAAACATCACAAGATTTTTAGTATGGAAAGCAAATCTTAGTGGATTCAAGCCAATGATTGATTGCGAAATAACTGATGCTGGTTCAGTAAAGTATTATGTCAACAGTATTGATAACGCTGGAAACAGAGAATATTACGGATTGGATTGCACTCAACAGAGCTAACCATGAATAACAAAATATATCGCAAGCCAAGGCCATTGATGGCAGCTAATGTAAATGATCGTTACACTACGATCATAGACACACTTGCTGAAAAATTGGTTGATTTGACTTACACGGTGTATAAGCGGAAGGGTGCTGTAATAAGAGAATCTGACGCATTCCCATGCGTAGTAATTGCACCTTCAGAAGAAGGTGAAGATTTAGGGATAGAAACTTTTGGTGGAATATCTGAGTACATATATTCTGTCAGGGTATATTACATTCAAGAATATGCTAGGGATATAGTGTATACGGATCTTGATGACAGGTACAAAATAAGAAAAGAGATACATCAAATAAGCCAGTTCCCATCGTCACTTAGTCCATCAAGAATAAGCATTAAAGGCATTCAGCCTTTTTCAGTAAACAGCAACCCGAATACTGTTTACAATGTGACTGGTTTTAAGGTATCATATGGTTTCATGGAACAAGGTTTAGTTTAATTTAAGGAGTCAAACATGGCAGCAGTAGACAATATTTTTATTACAGGAAAAACAGCTAGACTTATCATTGAAAGAACTGATACCGAAGTTCCAATTTCCATTCCTTGTACATCTGTTACTGTTGCGACAAAGATGGATACTCCTGAAGCAAGCAATTACAATTCATTAGGTTTTGTTCAGCTTGTTGCTGGCATTCAGAGTGCAGAAATCACAGTAGACGCTGTTTATGACAAAGCACAAATGCCAGTTATTTTTGCTGGTATGAAGGCAGATGTGATTTTCCAACCAGACGGTGGAAGAACCCCATTTACATCAGCACCTCCAACAGAAAATCAACCTACATTAGATACAAACGAATATCTTGCATATGAAGGAACACCAGCTACATTTGAATTCCTAAATTGCACAGTAACGAATGTAACTTATGATGTAGCGGTAAGAGATGTTCAAAAGTTTAAAGTTACATTAGTTCCTTCTTCAGCTCCCGGTGTTAATTTTGGAAGTGTCGCATTCTAATTAGGAGTTTAAATAATGGCTATTCTTTCAGGAAGATTTGCGACAGTAAATATTGGAGCTTTAACTGGTGTTCCAGCAACCAATGTTTCTGTTAATTCAAAAGCAGATGTTATCGATACGACTACATTTATGAACGAAGGTTTTGATGCTCACGCTATTGGATTGTATTCTGCTGAGATAACTTTAGACTTACTTGAAGTTTACAATGGATTCGGATTCAAACAAGGCGATGTGGCTTCAATCCAAATTGTTGATGGAGAATCTGTTACTCCCCAAACAATTACAATTACCAACTGTATACTAACAGCAGTAAACTACACCTCCGATGTAAAAGATGTTCAAAAAATGAGCCTTACTTTTGCAACTTATGGTAACTTTGATTTTGAGATTGGTGACTTGGCATAATTTCCTGAAAGGAAGCAAAAATGGCAGATACAGTTGGCAATCTATTAAATTCCAGCGGTGAAGGTTCTTTGACCATTGAATACAATGGGAAAAAATATACCGCTGGATTGATCACTCAAAAAGTTAAAGCTGAATTTGAAAAACGAATGGAGAAGAAAGCTCTTGATTCTGTTTTCTCAATGAAGGATAGACTTGAACCTGTTGAATTCCGTGAGGCGATTTCCTCTGTAACCAGAGATATTGCCAGCGGAGTTTATTCGTTTGGTAGCGACAACTCGATATCAAGCTTGTCTACACCAGCGGGTGCATTGTCATTTGCATCGATACTTTTCTCTGCACCTGAGAATGAGATTCAAGATGTTATGCTTGCAGAGAACGATAGGTTTGAAGCCGTGATGGAGTTAGTTCGGGATAAATCATTCCCAAACGGCAAGAAGGTGTAGGTGAAGGTTCTTTTAATCCAAAAGAACCAATACCTCCACCTAATCTAAAAAACTTCTATGTGAATTTGATGGATAAGCCTTATCTCCTTAGACCTTGGGAGATTGAGAAGTTGACAGATAGGCAGATAGTTGAACTTTATTATCGGAAAAGGGATGATAAAGGAATTCCTGTTAGTATTCCTGATGAAAAGCACGAATGGAATACTAGGAAGAAAATTGTTTCTATCGAAGATATGATGTTGCAAAGATACCTTAATTTTATGAAAATGGGAGCATCTCTAGGGGCGAATGAAGCTAAGATGAAAGCTTCTTGGGTAAGGCAATTTGGAAGCGTACCACCGGGAATAAAATAATGGCAGATATTCCATTAAAATCAGAAGAAGAAACGACGACTGATTTGGTGGGTGCAATCGAAGATATTGCCCAAAGCGTCAAAGCTGGATCTAGGGATTTCAGTAAGACTTTTGGTGGTTTAACTACAGCAATCAAAAAGCTGCAAACAACCCTTGTAAACGCAATCAAATCAATCAAAGTCCAAGTAGTAACTAAGCCAGAAAAGCCTGTAAAACAGCCGGCCAAGGTCAAGGAAACATCCACCAAGGAAGTTGTAAAAGAAAAAGAAACAAAGACAGAAGTAAAGCCAGAACCAAAAGCTAAAGCTAAAAAGGCAGAATCCAAAAAAGAACCCGTTGTTGCTCCTGTAGAAGTTAAAGTCGAATCACAACCAAATTCTCCTTTAAAAGAAAAAAACAAAGAAGAATCTAGTAACGAAAAAAACGCAGAAAACAAGAAGCTTGCTGACGCTGAAGCATTAATTCTTAAGGCTTTAGCTGGAGATTTCAAAACATTTTGGAAAAAACTACGAGAGTTTTCCGCAAAAGTAAAAGACAACGATGTTGTTAGCAAAGCTTTAAAGAACCTAGTTGATCAAGGGAAAATAAAAAAAGATCCAGATAAATCTGCTGTATATAGTCTTGCAGAAAAAACCGTTGCACCTAAAAAGACCAAGAAATCAGCAGAACCAGTAGAAACCAAAAAACCAACGGAACCAAAAGTTCCAAAAATCCCTAAAGTAGAAAAGCCTGTAGATCCGGAAGAAGCAGCAGAAAAAGAAAAGAAAAAGAAAAGAACAGAAGAGTCTGCTGAACTAAGATTGCAAACACAAAGAAACGCTTTGCAATTATCAGCATTGCGTTTACAAAATGCATTAAACCCAACTCCTAAAGCACCACCAAAAGAAAAAAAGAAAGAAGTTGATCCTCAAGAAAAAGAAAGAATAGTAAAAGAAAAGGCCAGAGAAAAAGAGATAGAAAAAAGACAAGAAAAAGTTAGACCAGTAAAAATATCCTCTTTGATTGAAGGCATCAATCAAACTGGAGATGCTTGGTCTAAGATGATTTCTGGTGTAAGAAAATCAATAATAGAAAGCGATAAAGCTAGAAAAGCAGAAGAACAACAAGTTGCAAAAACTGGAAAAGAAGGAACAAAGGATTTTGTTGGGCCTCCAAAAAAGCTTTTTGATAAAAACGAAAGAAAAATTTCTGATGCAGCAGAACAAGAAGCTGCTGATGAAGCAAAAAGAAGAGACAAGATAGATCAAGAAACTGCTAATGCAGAAAAAACATTAAGAACATATTTTAGAAAACAAGAAGAAAGACAAGCAAGCCAAGAAGAGAAAGCTGCTAATGATCTAATCAAACAGCAAGAACAAGCTGCAAGAGAACTAGCACAAGCCAATCAAAAAACAAAAAGAGAACTTGATTCTTTAGTTGCTGGATTCCAAGGGCTAAGTTCTTTATTTAAAGGGCCATTGGTTAGATTCGGTTTGAATATGGTGGCAAAAGGTATTGGGTTCAAACAACCAAAGACCATGTCAAAAGGTGGAGATGTTTCTTATCTTGCTGATGGTGGCACGGCAATGAAGCCCAAGGGTACAGATACCCAACCAGCAATGCTTACTCCCGGTGAGTTCGTTGTAAACGAACCCGCTGCCAGAAAACCGGGAAATAGAAAGATACTTGAATCAATAAATAGCGGAAAAAACCAAAAGAAAGTAGAGTATCACTCTTCAGGTGGTTCTGTTGGTGGAGTTGGCTATTATGCTGCTGGTGGCCCAGTTCTTGCAGGGGCGGGAGTTGCAATTGCTGCGATTGGTACTGCAATAAACAGCGTTACAAAATCATTTGCCATTGCTAGTGAAGCGGTTTCTTCTTTTGCTAGTGCAGTTCAAAAGGCAAACCCTGCATTGATGGAACAAGTTGGTCTTGCAATGGATGATCTTCAGGGTGTTATAGGGAGAGCATTAACTCCAGCAATAACCATGATCATACCATTAATAAGACAATTCGCAGACTATGTCGATTATGCTGCAAAAAAGTTTGCCCCATCAATCGAATCATTTGTAAAAGTAACAAAAGAATTATTAAGACCGGTTCTCGAACTTGGTGTAACAATAACAAACGCTTTGATGCCTTCTATAAAATTGTCCGTGTTGTTGTTTGCAGGAATAGTAAAAATATTGACTCCAATAATCGATTTGTTTTCTTCACTTTTTGAATCATTATCAATGTTGACAGAATTACTAGGTGATTCGGAATTCTTATTCGGAGTGTTCAATAATTCCATCGAAATACTTTCTAGGGCTGTTTCAATTGTTGCTGGAACAATCCAGTTAGTTATAGGTGCATTTGTTGTTGGTGTATCAAAGATGATTGAAGTTCTTGGTGCAATGATTGACTACATTCCTTTTTCTGGAGATGCTGGAAAATCAATAGAAGGATTTGGAGAAAAGGTTGGTAAGGTTGGAGAAAAACTTTACAACAAATCTATAGAGAATTTCAGGGCAGTTGGTGAGGGTAAGCCAAGGAGATTTAGGGCTGGAGAAATGTCAGGTGATAAAGGACTTCAAAATGATTCTTCATATGGTGCAGCGGTAAGACAAGTGCAATCATTCTCTATTGCTGGTATTGGTGACGAGATGAGAAAGAATGCATTGATGGCCGGAGTAGGTCAAAAAACACAAGAAGAGTCATTGAACCAAATAGAAAAGAATACTGGAGAAATGGTTGAACTATTCAAAAACATGAAAGTTCCACAAGGCACTGGTGCTGGAGGAATTGTTGGGCCAAAACCTCAAATACAAGATGATAAATGGAAAAACGGTAGTTGGTGGTAATCAAACAAAATAATGGAGATATATAATGCCTTTAGTTCCTAATAATAATTCTAACTGGTGGGATTCAGGGAAAATATCTGAAAAAATAGGAGGTATATCTCCCGGTGTTTCTTCTATTGCTGTTGATGGCGAAAGCAGATCTACACTGGTTTATATAGTTAATGGCCCAGTAAGCAATTCAGACACACAAAATCCGCTTGATGTTTTTTGCCAACAACTTCTTGGCTATACTACTATTAACCAAACAAATGGTTCTTTAAAAAGAACACCGCCTATGACGCATCCTCAGTATAGGTGGCTTTATGCCGATAGGGTGTCAAGTATAAAAGGTATTGGCCCAAAAAGAACCGATCCAAATAACAACCAGTCTGAATTGTTTGGTTTTAACACCGATGCAACATTATCTTGGCAATATGTACCACCATATTATGCTGTGTATGAAAAGTACGAGGTAGTAGTTGAATTTTCTTCAAGACCATACATAGCCATAGATGACAACACGATGGATCTTCTTGAAATAAAAGACCCCGGTCTTTACAAAATAACTTCCGCTGAAACAGATGGAATACCAGATAATCTTTATTATAAAGACGATGCATCTGAGGTTACAATAACCGGAACACCATACCGTGAATACAGAAGATTTGTTTCTTATACTACAGAAACATCAGCAGAATATTTAGCATTCAAATCCGGTGCTTATATGTTTGACTCTGATGTTGAAGTTATAAAAAATGTGCCTATTCCGGGATTTTACGGAAAAATATTAATCCCCAAGGTGGTTGTAAAATTAACTTGGCATATGGTTCCATATTATTTTATAGATCCAAAATCAACAGAAGGAACAAATGTTTTTGAAGCACTTGGAAGAGTCAATCAGAAGCAGTTTTTTGGGTTTGATCCCGGTGAATTGCTTTTTACTGGATTCACAAATGTAGCAAAACCTAAAGCACAATTTACTGATGTTAATTATGATTTATCAAGTGTTTCTGAACTTGGCATACCAAACATCAATGAAATAATGAATGTTGATGTTACATTTAATTTCCTTTATATTCCTGTTTTTTCTTATAAGCAAGGTGGTGGAAAATATCCAAGTCAACCATCTGGAGTTATAAATCCAGAAAACAAGAGTTACATAAATGCAGGGCATAATCTTGGCCCTGCAAATTATAATAAAAAGTATTATCCTGTTATTTCAAAAGACCCAGCACCTCTTCCAGAAGAAAAATTCAGGAAATCCCCTGTTTATGCTAGTTACCCTTTTGAGTTGATGTTTAACGCAAAACCGTATACAATGGCGACTTAATTAAATGATAAGGAGTATTCATGCTAGCTGGAACTTACAACATAATCTGCGAGCAAGGTGCTACTTTTCAGCGTAACATATCTGTTGTAAACGCTGATAATACCGAACCTGATTACAATACATCTACTGCTAGAATGCAAGTTAGACCAAATGTTGCATCAGAAGTCATTATTATCGAATTAACCACAGAAAACGACAGAATAGTTCTTTTAGATAATACTATTACACTCAATATTACCGCAGATGATACAGAGGCATTGCCAACTGGTGCTTACAAATACGACCTTGAAATACAGACTGGTGTTGATGTAATTAGGCTTGTTCAAGGAAGCTTTACGGTTTCTCCCGAAGTCACTAGACCAGTACCGTAAGGAGCGTCATGGCAACAGATATTTTCGCCAGAGTAACTGTATTAGAAGATCCTGTAGGAGTAACAATTTCTTCTCCACAGGTAGTTCCTACTCTATCTGATCCTGTATCTACAGTAACCATATTAGATAACAGTAATGTCGCAATTCTAAGATATGTTAGTTTTACTCCATCGTCTTTATCTATAAGTTTAACCGCTCAATCCAATGTATTTACGGTTACAGGTAGTCCGATTACCACCAATGGAACATTTGATTTAAACTTTATTACTACTGGTTCTAATACATTTCTTGCTGGGCCAGTAAGTGGTTCTGGATTGCCTTCATTTAGAACAATCAATGCAGCGGACATCCCTGATATTTCTTCAAAATATTTAACCGCTGTATCTCATAACAATACTCTAACTGGAGATGGAACTTCTGCTTCACCTCTTCAGGTAGTTACAGGAGGTGCTGTTGGATCTGTTAATTCAGTTTCAATGACATCAAGTGATTTTGCTATATCTGGTTCACCTGTAACTTCATCAGGAACTATAGTTGCCAACCT